GAAGATTGGACATTCTTTCGTAGGTCTGGTATCAACACTGATCTATATACACGCTCCTCTGTTTGTTTTACAAAGGTTGGTATATTGCTAACAAACACGCTTTCCGTGTTATCAGTATATTCCTTAATAGCTGCTGTTAGCTCTGTATAATTCATTTTTTGCTCTTGCTTTTTGCGTATAGATTATCAAAAATCTGGTTAACATCCAAGACATAATCTAAATCAGACTTTGAATAGTGTATATGTTGTGATGGCAAGAAGTCAGGCGCACCCTGACCTGTTTCAAACCACGCAGGATGTGTAACACGCACTCTGTTATTAGGCAACGCCACTATGTTGCCTGTCCACTCCCCTGCATCTAATAACTCTAAGACATGACTTTGTTTGTGTTGTGCAGGATCGTCAGCTATTTCACTATCTGTATAGTCCACGGTAAAATAATATTTAGCAGGATAAAACTCTCCTGCTATCTTTGCCATCCAAGGGCATGGTGTTGCTCTATCCAAAACGTACACAGCATGGGTTCGGGAGGAACAATCCCAAGGCTGTGCGAAATGAACAGGCATGGGCGTAGCCCAATCTTCAACTGGAGTATCTGCTACTAATGCTGTAATTGGCATCCTAGCCCACATAGCTCCACCATGCACATTTGGATCATCAGTGTCATCTGACTCGCATCCTGTAAATATAACTTGAAAACTGAGACATCTATTAGGCATACAAGTTACAGCTATTGCCATAGCGTGTAAAAACTCACCATGATACTTTTGGTGATTGTGTGTATATTCTCTTCTAACCCAACACTTAAAGTGCGGTATATTGCTTTGTAAATATGCCATTTAACTTGTTGTTATTGATACCGTTCCAACCTGTGCAAATATTGGGTCTATCTTTGCATCAAAGTCATCAAAACGAGCAACACCTACTTGCAGTAGAAAAGGCTCTGTTCTGTCTGGTCTGGCATCTCTTAGTGATTGTGGATCATCTGTTTTTACTCTACCAATGAAATTTTGTGGATGATCTCTGTCAGCTACATCTCTGCCTACACGGAGACCAGTTCTTTTTCCGTTATCAAATTCATATACTAATTCGTTTATAGGATATCTGAATCCAGTCCTATCGCATATTCCAAATGCGTACTTTCCTGTTGCTTTACCCATCTTAACCTACAAAAAATGTATTGTGAGGAACAAACTTTATAGATGCTGTTTCTGCATCCTCACCTGCTGCTAGTTCGAATTGAAACTCATACTCTTGTTTTAACGCTTGTACCCTATTGGCTACCTCTGGTCTTTTCATGGCTATGTAATACGCCAATCCAGATACTAAGCATGGCACAAACCTTGGAGGCACATGGTTAGTAGTTGTTCCTGCTATACCAGACGCAATACTATCAATACCTTTTAATCTAAAAAAGGCTAACGTGTATGTTGTATCTGGCACTGGATGAAGTGTTACTGTTGTTGATCCTGCAAGTCTCTGTACAAATATCTGATTTGGTTTACCTTGTGTATTCTTGTTAGACTTTTGAGCAAAGGTAGAGACACTTATTCTACTTACATTGGTATCTAGTTGTGACGTTCCTGTTCCAGTTCTTATTGTATGCTCAATAATGTCTATCGTGTCGCTTGGCATGGTATATGTGGCTGTTCCTGCTGATAAAGATAATGTGCCTGACTCTATGGTAAAAAGATTTATGCCTCTATTTTGCCATTCTAATGTTAATATTTGGAAACTTCGTCTAGCTGTTTTAAGATCATATCCAGAACGCATTTCAAGACCTGCCCTTTCATACGCTTCCTCAAAAATTTCTGGTAGGTCTGGTGTCACTACAGCCATCTTATCTCCCTAAAAGTTATATATAACTTTTTTTTATTATAATATGTTTTACTTTTTAAAGCTATCATTTAATGAATCTAACACACTATCTATGTTTGGTTCTTTTCCGCCTGGCTCATACTTGCACTGATACTCTATCGGGCAATGACCTTCAACCACTAAACTGTAAGTATCATTAGCACCTTTGTATAAACAAACCTCTTGACCGTTCCTAGCCTTTACTCTTTTATATCTTCTACAAGTTATGTATTTAGGGTCTTCTCTTATGCCTTTTCGTATTTCTTGCTCCCAAGTCCAGTCGCTAAACTTTTTTAAAAAACAGGTAAAACAATTTTTTATGTTATCTGATTGGGCTAGATATATTTTGCCATCATCAACACAAAGCCACTCAAAAGTTTCCTGACCCCCTTGCTTTCTTACACAGTTATCCCCACCAACCTCTATCAAATCCCATGAGGGTGTAGATGAACCCGATAAGAACAAAAGAGCCGATAGCAACGACAATAGTAACAGCCACGATACTGATGACCTTTTCTCTAAATATCTTCCTATCATATATTTCTTTCTGTCGTCTTTTTCTTATTTGACCTTCCATAGACAATAGCTCATCCCATGCCTTTGATCCATGAGTGAACATTAGGAACTGTTTAAGCTCATATCGTTGCTCTTCTAGTTTCTTTTTTGCTGTGAACGCTTCTATAGCTTCTTGTTCTATCGTACCGCCACTGAAGACTTTACGAAACATCGTAGGATTTTTTGCCGATTTGTGCGCTGCATCCACATCACTAACAGCACCCATCCATCTGGATAGGTCTTGCGACATGGATTCTAAGTCTTTACCTGCAGCAAAAGCTCTCTTAATTCCATTAAATGCCGTACTCGCTGTAGCAACAGCGGCAGAGATAGTTACTGGATCAAACACTTTAGTATGTTTTTCGCATCTTCAGAATGATGGTATATGTATCAGCACTAGAGTGACCCACAGTGGTAAAGTCAATATCGCCTGTCTTCCCAGACCCTGCGTTATTAGATATACCACCAAACTCACTATAGTCATGATACCCACTCTGATTTTCACCTAACTCTATTATGAACTTGTCAGAGGTTGCGTCAAAAAACATTCTAACCTTCATGCCTATGCACTGCCACCAGATTTTCTCTATGGCAACACTACTACAAGTATTGCCATATATATCTGATTCCAATGCACTGACATCAACCTTCTTTACAGCAGACTCACCTGTGCCGTCAGAAATGTTTGTAAATTTCATAACAACGTGCTTGTCGCCATCAAAAAGGGTTTGTGATGTTACTGCATCAGCCATGTTATCCCCCTAATTACGCTTCGTAGCCAAACAGTTCTATAAGTAACTTTCCTGCTGTGTAGTCTGCGTTGGTTGTATCACCTAATGTCAAGTATAGAAACTCATCAGCTGCAGGCACGGCTGTAAATATAACAACACTGCCCAATGTAGCATCTCCTGCGTTTACCAATAATGTTTCTGTTAAACCACTAATAGCACCATCTTCAACCCCTGTACCTTCCGTAGCTGAGTGTACGTTGATATCTGGATCACCACCAGTAGGAGCTTCAAAGCAAGTCATTCTACCTGCTAAGATAGTTCCGTTTCTGGCAGCTGTAATTTGACCGATGTGACATACGTTTGATGTTCCGTCTACACCAATGATATCACCACTAGCTGTAGATCGTAGACCTGTAAGATCAATCAAGATACTTGTCCTGATAATACCACCTTCTCTAATTACAGAGCTTCTGTAAATAGTACCTGTACCACCTGTGATACCAGTACCTGCTTCGGTTGCCATTGTATTTGCATCAAGTGAGGCAACACCTGCTGATGATATAGACATCTGTGTGGTTTCTGTTCCCGTTCCTGATGCGGTGGCTATTGATGTAAAGCCCCCTTTTGACCTAATCGGTCCTGAAAATGTTGAATTGCCCATATTAATCTCCTTGTCTTGGCAAATGTCAGCTTACGCTGTCAAGGTATGTGGATGGGGGTGATGAAGAATTAATAAACCACCCCCATGTTCGCTAGTTAAGCGGCTCCTGTTGAACCATAAATTCCAAGTGGATCAGATACACCGAAAGAATATCTTTCTCTTGCTTTGTATCTTACGTTTCCAGTATTGAAATCACCGTCCATATC